GAGTTTATTTGATCGAGTTATAAATTACGTCAAGAGTGCTGGTCATGCAGTGGAAGGTGAAGAGCACAAATTGTTAAACGAATTTGCTGCGTATTTGGCAAGTGAAAAAGTAGCTTTGGGATTCTCAGATTCCCCAGTGGTAACATCTTTTGCTGCTTCTTTAGTTCCAGCACAAGAACCTGTACAAGTTGCTCCCGTAGCTGAAGCATCTCCTGCTGTTGAAGCTGCTCCTGTAGAAGCACCAGCCAGCGTAACTATCAATGTTGAAGAACCAGCATCTGCAACCGTTGAAGTTACTGCTCCCGTTGATCCAGAACAAAATGTTGCGAGTTAATCATGGCAGAAAAATGGATTCAACACGCTATCAAAAAAGCTGGTGCGTTGCGTAAGGCTTTGGGAGTAAAAGAAGGACATACTATTCCTGAGAAAAAACTGGCTGCTGCTGCTAAAAAACCTGGCAAGCTAGGTCAACGTGCTCGTTTAGCAGAAACTCTTAAAGGCTTTAAGCATAAATAATGGCTACTTCAGGGACATCCGTATTTGACCTAAACATGAACGATCTCATTGAAGAGGCGTTTGAGAGGTGCGGTGTCGAACTTAGAACTGGTTATGATTTTAGGACAGCTAGACGGTCTTTAAATCTTTTAACCGTTGAATGGGCAAATCGTGGAATTAACCTTTGGACTATCCAAGAAGGTCAAATTCCTATGGTTACTGGACAGATTACCTACCCTTTGCCAATAGATACCATCGACTTATTGAGCCAAGTTATCCGAACTGGTACTTTGCAAAACCAGATAGATATTAATATTAGTCGCATTTCCGAGGACACCTACTCGACTTTGCCTAATAAATTGGCTCAAGGAAGACCTATTCAAGTATGGATTAACCGCCAGTCTGGACAAAACAATCCTACCAATTACACCTTATACGGTAATGGATCAACCACTGGTATTAGTGCTACCGACACTACTATTCAGTTAAATCAATCTGACTTAACAGGTTTAGCAGCCACTGGCTACATCCAGATAGACAATGAGATTATTTACTACCCAAATGTCTCTACAACGGCTCCACAGATGTTAAATTGCTATCGTGGTCAGAATGGTACTACCCCAGCTGCTCATGCGACTGGAGCTTCGATTAGCGTGGTCAATCTGCCATGTATTAACGTCTGGCCCACTCCAAACTCTCCAGGCAGCCAATACACATTCGTCTACTGGCGTATGCGTAGGATTCAGGATGCTGGCACTGGTATTAATACCAATGACATTCCATTTAGATTCATCCCATGCATGGTGGCTGGACTAGCGTTTTACTTGTCTTCCAAAATCCCTGGGGTAGATCCTAATCGTATTCCAATGCTCAAAGCTGAGTACATGGAACAATGGGATTTAGCTTCCCAAGAAGATAGGGAAAAAGCAGCTATTCGTTTTGTTCCTAGGATGTCTTTTTACGGAGGTCATGGAAGATAATGCCTACCCCTGAAGAACAAAAAGCTATAGATGAAGCTTCTAAAATGGCTCAAGAACACAGAGCTAAAGTAGATGCTGAACGTGATCGTACCTATGCTGAAAGATTAAAGGACATGGGGTATTACGATAAAACACCTAAAGGCAGTTCTCCTAAAGTCGGTGGCGGTGCTGGTTATGTTCCAGGATCTAATAATCCATTTAACCCAGACAGTCCATTAAACCGCAAAAAAGGCGGTGTTATTCGAGGTCATGGCATAGAAAGAAAAGGTCGTACAAAAGGTAGGTTCATCTAATGCCAAATAAGTATTCATCTGGCAAATGGGCAATAGCACAATGTGATCGTTGTGGTTTTCGATATATGCTCAAAGAGCTTAGAAAAGAAGTTATCAAGACCAAGCTTTACAACATTAAAGTATGTCCTGAGTGCTGGGATCCAGATCAGCCACAGTTAAGTCTTGGACTTTATCCTGTGAATGATCCACAAGCTGTACGGGAGCCACGCCCAGATGTGAGTTATCAAGTTGGTGGAACGTATGGATTAATGACTAATCCTTATGATCCAAATGTGAATAACATCGATAATCAAGGTTATTCAACAGACGGTAGTAGACAGATTCAATGGGGATGGAACCCAGTGGGTGGAGCGAGTTATTTTGACAGTTATTTAACGCCAAATTCCTTGCTTCCTGTTATAACAATCGGTACAGTAACCATTACAACAACTTAGGAGTTTAAAATGGACAAGAAGCAAGTAACTAAGATTGCAGATAAAGAAGCAAAAAAAGAAGTTCATAAACATGAACATCATATGCACCCAGGTATGAAGCCTACTAAAATGGCTAAAGGTGGAGTAACTGGTAAAGCTATGAAAGCGGTAGGTCGCAACATGGCTCGTGCAATGAACCAAAAATCTTCTGGAAGAGGTCGTTAATATGGCATACGATAAATCAGTAAAAGCAACCAAAAAGAATAGCCCAGCTGTTCATACTGGTCATGCTAAAAATGACAAACCAGCCTCTGACTATGCTGCTCCGCATACTATGTCTGGCAAAAAATACACAGTAGAGAGCTTCCAAGCGATGGAAGATGCTATTCCTTACTCTACGACTAAATCTGTAAAAGATGCAGATCTGCGTGATCCTATTCCTAACGGTGTTAGTTATGGCACAACTAAAGAGCCTAAAACTTCTGGCATTGAAATGCGTGGAGCTGGTGCAGCTACTAAAGGTCGTATGTCTAGAGGTCCGATGGCTTAAGGGTTAACCCTATGAATTACGAACAGTTATATAACAATATCCAGTCTTACGCTGAGAACACCGAACAGTTGTTCGTGGCAAATATTCCAGTCTTTGTAATGGAGGCTGAAGAGCGTATATATAACTCAGTTCAATTACCATCGTTGCGCAAAAATGTTATTGGAACCATGACATCTGGAAATAGTTATTTGTCTTGTCCTATAGATTATTTATCAACATATTCGTTGGCTGTAATTGATTCATCAGGTAATTACAGTTATCTATTAAACAAAGACGTTAACTTTATTAGACAGTCTTATCCAAATCCAACAAGTACTGGTATGCCTCAGTATTACGCACTTTTTGGTACGCAATACAACAATAATAATGAGCTATCTTTTATTTTAGGTCCAACACCAGATACAAACTACAGCGCTGAATTACATTATTTTTATTACCCACCAACCATTGTTCAAGGTCAAATATCACTCCTTGGAAACATTACAGGTGGTTCTTTATATACCAATGGTATATACCAAAACGTATCTTTAACAGGAGGTTCAGGTGCTAATGCAACTGCTGATATCCTTGTTGCCTCAGGTGCAGTGGTCTCCTGCAACCTTAAGTTTGGCGGTAATTTTTATGTTGCTGGAGATATATTGTCTTGTTCTTCTTTGGGGTCTACTGGTAGCGGTTTTTCAGTCCCAGTAAATGCGGTTTCAAACGCAACTGGCACTAGTTGGTTAGGTGATAACTATGACCCAGTATTGTTTTATGGCGCTATGCGTGAAGCTATGATCTTCATGAAAGGTGAGCAGGATATGGTTGCTTACTATGAAAAAATGTATGAAGAAGCTCTTGCCCAGCTTAATCGTCTTGGAACTGGTCTTGAACGTGGTGATGCTTATCGTAACGGTCAAGCTCGTATTATGGTGAAACAATGATCGTTCAAGGATCTTGTAACGTATTTTCTCAGAACCTGTTAAATGGTAATGAAAACTTTACAACTGGTACTTATTACATTGCCCTGTATAACGCCAATGCCAATTTAAACCCTACGACTGCTGCTTACACCAGTGTGAACGAAGTAACTGGAAATGGTTATACGGCTGGTGGTATTCCTTTGGTTATTTCAACGGCTCCCACAATTAACCAGCAATATAACACCACTTATGTGTCTTTTGCTAACGCTGTTTGGAGTCCAGCATCGTTTACTTGTAGGGGTGCTTTGGTCTACAATTACATAACAAAAGCAGCTTGTTTTGTATTAAATTTTGGGTCTGATAAGACTTGTAATAGTAGCTTTACAGTGCAGTTCCCAGCAGCGACTTATTCGTCTGCTATTTTGACAATCAGTAGCTATACGGCTGCTAATGTAGTAAGTTCTGGAGATTAATTATGCATAAAGAATTTGGAAGCTGTGGCGATAGCGCTGTAGCAACATTACAAGCCAATGCTGGCACAAACGAAACTATGGGTATTGAAGGTTATTGGCACGTTGAGTGCCGTGATGCTCAAGGTAATTTAAAGTGGAATGAAGAGTTCCCTAACCTAGTCGTAGCCGTAGGCAAACAGTTAATGCTCGATACCTTATTAAAAGGTAGCTCTTACAGTGTTACTGGTCCTTACCTTGGTTTGACTAATGCTTCATTGACTCCAGCCGCAACAGACGTAATGAGCACTATTGTGCCTAGCAAAGAATTTACTGCTTACACTGTTAGCGGTTCTGCAGTGCGTGGTACAGCCGTGTTTGCTTCTTCTACTTCTACTGGCTCTACACCGTCAAACGTAACGTCTTCAACTGCATCTGCAATTACTTACACCATTACTGGTGCTGGCGGTACTGTTTATGGTTGCTTCTTAGTATTGGGTTCTGGCGCATCAAGCACACAGAGTAATACTGGTGGAACTTTGTATTCTGAAGGAAACTTTAGCGTAGCAAAAACTACAACTGCAGGTGATACTGTCAGTGTTACGTATTCGACCACCGCCACTTCGTAAGTTATTGTTTTTTAACAGTTTTTAGGAGCAGTATATGGCATTAGTCCTGAATGATCGTGTCAGAGAAACTACGGCAGTTACGGGTACTGGATCGGCTACGCTACTTGGCGCTGTTACGGGGTATCAAAGTTTTTCAACGATTGGCAACGGTAACACCACATACTACACAATCGCTGACCAAGGTGGCCCAAATTGGGAAGTAGGTCTTGGAACTTACTCAAGCGGAACTCTTGCTCGTACTACTGTTCTTTCTTCATCTAACTCTGGCTCTTTAGTTAACTTTACTGCTGGTACTAAAGATGTATTTGTAACCCAGCCTTCTGAAAAAGCAGTTTATTTGGATGGAAGCGGCAACATCACGCCTTCTTCTGTAGGCCCTTTAACAGTATCTTCGTTAACAGATTCTGGTTTAACTTCTGGTCGTGTAACCTATGCGGGAACAGCAGGTCTTCTACAAGACTCAGCTAATCTTACGTTTAATGGAACAATTTTAACTGCAAATACACTTAACTTAACCAATGCACTTACTACCGCCTATGGCGGTACTGGATTAACTTCATTTACTGCTGGTGATTTACCATATTACAGTACAGGCACTGCATTATCTAAATTAGCAATTGGTACTAATGGCTATATTTTGCAGTCCAATGGTTCTGCTCCGACATGGGTATTAGCCTCTTCTGTAATCGGTGGTGCTGGCGGTTCAAATACCCAAGTTCAATACAATAGCTCTGGCTTATTAGCTGGTTCTGCTAACCTAACCTTTAACGGCACAACACTTACTACAGCTAATGACGCCTCTATCTCAGGTCTTACTGTTGGTAAGGGTGGTGGTAGTGTAAGCACTAATACAGCTTTTGGAACAAGTGCTTTAACATCAAATACAAGTGGTGCAAATAATCAAGCATTTGGTTCAGGTGCTTTAAGTTCAAACACAACTGGTGGAACAAACTCTGCTTTTGCACAACAATCATTAGGCTCAAACACCACAGGCAATTCAAACTCTGCTTTTGGTTATCAGGCTCTTGTAAACAACACCACCGCATCTAATAACACCGCAGTAGGTTATCAAGCTGGGTATATTTTAACTGGTGGAAACTCAACTGCTGTTGGTTATCAAGCGATTGGAAGTGGTTCTGCAACTGGTGGAAATTGTGATGCTTTTGGATATAGAGCTTTATACAGTTTGACTTCTGGAACATTTAATACTGGGTTAGGCTATCAGGCTTTAGGTTTTACAACTACTGGTAGCAATAATATAGCCGTTGGATTTGATGCTTTATTCTCAAACACCACCGCTAGTAATAATACCGCAGTAGGCTATCAATCGCTTCAAGCAAACACCACCGCAGGTAGCTGTGTTGCGGTAGGTTATCAAGCTGGATATAACAGCAATGCTGGCGGTAATACTTTTGTTGGTGAAACTGCTGGATATGGAGTAACTTCTGGTAATTACAATACGGCTATTGGTCGTAGAGTTATGTATGGTGGCACAGTAACAGGCTTATACAATACAGCCGTTGGTGGTCAAGATGATGGCAATGTATCAACAATGACTTCTCTTACAACTGGTGGTAAAAATACAGCCGTAGGAAATGGTGCTTTATCTTCAAACACCACCGCATCTAATAACACAGCAGTAGGTTATCAAGCACTATACACATCAACAACTTCAACTGGAAATACTGCATTTGGTTATCAAGCACTTTATAGCCATAATGGTGCTGGTGGTTCTTATTTAAATTGTGCGGTTGGTTATAAAGCTGGCTACGCAATTACAGGCGGTTATGTAAACACAATTATTGGTGCTGATAGCACAGCAAATTCATTAACATCAGGTGCGTATAACACTTATATTGGTACTTGTGATGCTTCATCAGGTGCGGTTACTTTAGAATTAGTGGTTGCGGCAACAAATCCAAAAGTAACTGGTAAAGGTACATCAACCGCCTTTATTACTGCAAATGGCGGTAGCACTTACAATGGTGCAAATTCAACTTTATGGGCAATTACTTCAGACCAAAGACTTAAAAAGAATATTGTTGATAACAACAATGGCCTTTCTAAAATTTTGCCAATTCAAGTGCGTAACTTTGAATATCGCACAAAAGATGAAGTAACTGAATTAGAGCCACAAAATGCTATTGATATTAAAGGTGTTCAATTAGGCACAATCGCCCAAGAACTTCAAGCCATTCTTCCTGACTGCGTAAAAACAGAATCCACAGGTGTAATGTCTGTTGATGCAAGCAATATTACTTGGTATTTAATTAACGCAGTTAAAGAACTCAACGCAAAAATAACCGCATTGGAAAATAAATAATGTTAGAACTAACACCTGAACAAGAAGTACAACGCAACTACGATGCTGCTATGGATAGCGTAAACCTATTAAATGCTGGCAAGCCTGAAGATATGACTGCTGAAGATTGGCAAGACTGCAAACAACGCAATATTGACCATTTGAAATTGCAAATTGCTAAGGGTGCAGAGTTTTATGGCGAGCATGATTTAACACCATTTGTTGAAGCAGTAAAATAATTTTAGGGCAAGCCAGCAGCCCTTTTTGGTGGCATTTTTAGGAGAAACATTATGGGCGAAAAACAACTAACCCCTATAACTGTTAACGACAAGAACTACATCCTCGAAGATTTAACGGATGAACAGAAGTACCTGTTTCAAAATTGTGTAGACTTAGATAGAAAAATATCCTCTGCCCAGTTTAATCTTTCACAACTTCAAGTGGGTAAAGAAGCGTTTATTAATAAGCTAGAAGCATCTTTAGCAACCCCACCAGAAGCACCACAGGAAACTGCACCAGCAGCTACCTAAAATATGTATGGTGGAGAAGCTTTTGCTCAGTTAGCGTTTGATGGTCTTTGGACCTCTTATATAGCATCGCTAAGTGAAAACTCCACCATCCTTGATTCAAGCACCCAACAAAGTGCTTATATAGATAACATCACAGAATCAACAATCAATTTAAATGATATTCAAAGCGAGCAGGATAACTTCTTTGAAGGAATAGTAGAAGCCCTTACCCAAGCTGACTCCAGTACTCAAACATCAGCTTTTGGTGAAACCCAGATTGAAAATGTAACCCTTGCAGATGTATTAGCAATCCTAGCTCAATTTAAAGAAACCCAGAGTGAGCCAACAACCATAGCCGATTCCAGTGCGCAGCAAAGTGCATTTTTGGAAAGCCAGACTGAAAACACTACGCAAGCTGATAGCTCAACCCAAAACTCAAGTTTCTTACAGTCAATTACGGAAAACACGACTCTTTTAGACCTGCCAGCAATCACGGCTCAGTTTAAAGAAAGTATTGCAGAGGCTCTAAATGTAGCCGAGACCGAGGCTATCGTAGCGCAGTTTGCCGAGTCTATTGCCGAAAATATAAGTGTTTTAGATTCTTATACTGCGGGACTGGTGATTTTTTTCTCTATTACCGAAAACTCTGGCATAGCCAACACACAGCTTATTCAAACAGGGTTTGCAGAAAATATTGCAGAAAATATTAACCTTGCAGACCAAAATTCAATCCAAGCAGCGTTCCTTGAATCCATTGCCGAAAACATTGGAGTATTAGATAATAACTGTGTATTTGGCTGGTTTAAAATTAACGATAACCAGAACCCACAATGGGGCGGTCTCAGTGTAGTTATTGAAGAAATAGCAGTTTTTGGTGGTTCAACTTTTGGTGGTATTGATTTTGCTGGCAGTATGAAAAGTACTCGCAATGAAAGTCTGCCTGTAGGATTAACTCCAGCTGTTGTTTGGAGCGATGTAAATACAAATGAAAGCTCAAATTGGGCGGTAGTAGATAATACACAAAAGTGTTAAGGATAAATTATGGCATCGTCATATTCAAATAGTTTAAAAATCCAGTTAATGGCTAACGGTGAGGACTCTGGCACATGGGGGACCATTACCAATACTAACTGGAACCTAATGGAACAAGCTGTGACTGGGGTAGATACCATTGTCATGGCAAACGCCAATTACACTTTAACTAACCTAAACGGTGTATCTGATGAAGCCCGTAACATGGTGATTATTGCCACAGGCACGACTGGCGGTGCTGGTAAACAGATTATTGCTCCACTAGTTCAAAAGTTTTATATTGTCTACAACAACACTTCTGATGGCTATTCAGTCAATATTGGTGCTTCTTCTGGTGCGGTAATCACTATTCCTAACGGAGTGACAGCCCAAGTCTATTGTGATGGGTCTAACTTTTATAGCGCCCAGACTGGTTCAGCTGGTAACTTCTTAGTTAACGGCAACCTTACAGCAGCTGGTGTAACTGATACTGGCGCTCTATCGGCTGCATCTTTAAGTGTATCTGGAGCTACTGCTCTTAATGGTGGGGGTACTTCTACTACTCCTACTCCTGGAGACAACTCTACCAAAATTGCAACTACAGCTTTTGTAACTGCGGCAACAGGCACTCTTGGTACGATGTCTACCCAAAATGCTAACAACGTAGCTATTACTGGGGGCACAATAAATGGTGTTACTGGTACTGCTACGGGATTAAATGTAGGTTTTGCTACTAATGCCACAAATGCAACAACTGCTGCTAATGGTGGTGTAACTTCAGTTAATGGCAATACAGGCGCAGTTACTATTTCTACAACCCCAACAGGTCTTGGTTTCGGTGGAACAGTTTGGCATAATGTAACAGGGTCACGTTCATTTAATACTCCATACAATAATAGCTACTCTTACCCAATTGCTGTTTCTGCATCTACAAGTTGTTCTACTGGTTCTAATATTACTGCTTATGTAGATGGCCAACAAATATCATTCTTCTCTTGGCAGTTTAACGGTTGCGGCTCTTTTGGTGGCGCATTTATTATTGTCCCACCTGGAAAATCATATCAATTAAATTCTGGTCAAGGTGTCACAAATTGGGTAGAACTTTACTAAGGACAAATCATGGAAATGAAACACTACAAAGATAGCCAAGACAAAACTTATGGTTTTGCTACTGATGGGTCTCAAGACCATTTAAAGCCTGATGGCTTAATAGAAATTAGTAAAGCTGAATGCGATAGGCTAGGAATTATTAACTATGAAAAACAACGTGAATCTGAAATTAATCAATTAGATTATGTCCGCCAACGCATTATGCATTATCCAGAACTAGGCGAGTTTGTTGATGCTTGGGTTAAAGGTGATACAAATGCTATGGAAGAATACAAGCAAAAATGCTTGGCTATTAAAGCTAAATATCCTAAACCAGAAGGCTTTTAATGGGCGAAATATTCCAACATCTTCTTACTGGTAAAGATAACCAAACCCACGATATTGCTCGTTGGGCGTGGATGATTGGGTTTATTGCGGTTATAAGCATTGCTGTTTATGAAGTTATTCAAGCGCATCAAGTAAGCCTTACAGAACTAGCTGAAGCATTAGGTATTGTATCTGGTGCTGGTGGTGCTAGCGTAATGATGAAAAAAGACACTGAGCCACAATAATGTTTCCATTATCAATAGGCACGTATGTCAAAATTATCGCTGGTGCTCTCATTATATTTGGTGCTTGGTATAATGGTTATAGCATTGGGTATGGCAAGCTTACAACATATAAGCTGGAGCAAGAAACAGCCACCAGAACCAAAGAAGCAGCCCAACAAGCAGCCACCGACCAAATAAGGAAAGACAAAGATGCTCAAATCAATGCTATTAATAATCAGCTTGCTACTGCTCTTATCGAGTTGCGCAACCGCCCCAGCAGAACCCAAATTACCAACAATGGACAAAGTGGAACTGGGTTGTCCCTTTCTGCCGAGGATAGCACTTTTCTTGAATGGGAAGCTGCCAGAGCAGACAAACTGCGGACAGCCTTAGAAGCTTGTTACAAACAGTATGATGAGGTAGCTAAATGAGTCCAGAACAGTTAATAGCTTTAGGTATTGATGAAAAATGGTACAAGCCATTGATGGACACATTCATCAAGTACAACATCTCTACCACCCAAAGACAAGCTTGTTTTATAGGTCAGTGCCAACATGAATCTAATAATTTTAGAACTCTGGAAGAAAACCTTCATTACTCCGCTGCTAGACTTATGGCTGTTTGGCCCAGTAGATTTCCTAGTGCAGATGTGGCTGACCAATATGCAAATAATCCAGAAAAACTAGCCAACAAAGTCTATGGTGGTCGTATGGGGAATATCGATGAGAATGATGGTTGGAATTATCATGGGCGTGGTCTTATACAACTTACTGGCAAAGACAACTATGCCAATTGCGGATCTGGTCTGGGTATGGATCTTGTTGGGGATCCTGATAGGTTACTTGATCCTCAATATGCGGCTTTAAGTGCTGGCTGGGTTTGGAACAAGAAAGGTCTAAATGACTTGGCAGATACTGGCGATTACGAGACAATGACTAAACGTATCAATGGTGGAACTTTAGGGTTAGATGACCGTAAAGCCAAAATAGCGAAAGCTAGAGAAATATTAGGTTAATCATGCCATTACAAAAACTAGCACTAAAGCCAGGACTGAACCGTGAAGGTACTATTTACTCTAATGAGGGTGGCTGGTATGACGGTGATAAGGTGCGGTTTCGTTCTGGTTTAGCAGAAAAGATTGGTGGTTGGACCCAAGTATCACCTAATACAATTAACGGTATATGCCGTTCTATTTGGGTATGGTCAGATCAAGACCTTGGCGCTGGTAATGTCTATTATGGTTTAGGTACTAACTCAAAATACTATATTTACTCAGGCGGTACTTATTACGATATTACTCCAATTATACAAACAGATACTATAACGTCTGTTGCTGGAACTATCTCAACAGTAAGCGGTAGCCCAGTAGTGACTATTACTGATACTTCTTACTCACCTTCGGTGGGTGATTATGTTTTAATTACTTCTACAACTGCAGTTAACGGAGTTCAATTTGCTGGTGGCGATTATCAAGTAACCAGTATTCCAGCAACTAATCAATTTACAGTTAATTTTGCTACCAATGCTTCTGGAACAGGCTCTGGTACAGGTGGAACAGTTACTCTTGCCTATGAATATCCATCAGGTCTAAACGTCTATTCTATTGGTACAGGATGGGGCGCTGGTCCTTGGGGTCGTGGCACTTGGGGTTCATCATATTCCGCAGGTATTGGTGAGCAGTTACGTCTTTGGTCTAACGATAACTTTGGTGCTGACCTTGTTTTAGCTCCTCGTAATGGTTCTGTTTTTTACTGGCAAGATAGTGGTGGGGATAGTGCTAGTGCTCAATATTTAAGCAGCCTTGCAAATGCTACAACCTTACTTACTGATGCTTCTACATTTAGTTCTGGTGCAACGTCAATTACCGTAACTTCAACTAATGCGCCTTACATTTATCCGTTAATGGTGATTACAGGAATAGGTATCCCAGCAGGAACTCAAGTAGCTGCAAACTATATAACAGGCGCAACTACTGTACCGATTACTAAAACCACTACTTTAAATAGCTCAGGTAACTATAGTTTTTCTTATTCTGGGGGTTATATACCTACTCAGACTTACCAAGTTATTTCGTCTGAAGTTCAAGAATTTATTATTTGTTTTGGTGCTAACCCCTATACTCCTGGTGCTCCGACTAGCACATTAAATGGTGAATTAGTTAGTAACTCTGGATTTAACCCTATGTTGGTGCGTTGGTCAGACCAAGCTAATGCGTATCAATGGGTTCCCCAATTAACTAATCAATCTGGTGAATACGCCTTGTCTAACGGCTCATTCATTATGGGTGCTCGTGCCACCCGCCAAGAGATTCTAGTTTGGACTGATTCTGCCCTTTATTCAATGCAGTATATTGGCGCTCCTTATGTATGGGGTTTCCAATTGCTCATGGATAACATATCTGTTATATCTCCTAACTGCATGATTACGGTTAATAACGTAACGTACTGGATGGGCAAAGACCGTTTCTATATGTATAACGGTACAGTACAAACCTTGCCTTGCTCATTAAAACAATACATTTTTGAAGATATCAATCAAGATCAGTCTTATCAAGTCGTATGTGGTGCTAACGAAGGTTTTAATGAGGTCTGGTGGTTTTATGTTAGCCAATCTAGCGGTAACACGGTTGTAGATAAATACGTTATTTATAATTATTTAGACCAAGTTTGGTATTACGGCACTATGCCTAGAACTGCTTGGTATCAAACAGGTATTGTCCAATATCCAATATCTTCTACTTATGCTACAAATGCAATATGCACTGGTTCTATTTCTGGCTCAACTTTAACGGTTACTTCTGTTACGGTAGGTTCTTTAGCGGTAGGTCAAATACTTGCTGGAAGTGGAATTGCAGTTGGTACTACGATTACTGCGCTTGGTTCAGGATCAGGTGGCGTTGGTACTTATACAGTCAGTTTGCCTCAAATAACAGCTTCAACCACTATTACTACTACAAATGGCAATAGTATTTTGTTATACCAAGAAAACGGTAACGATGACCTTTCAACGGCAGCCACCCTACCAATTAATGCTTATATTCAATCTTCAGACTTTGAAATATCCCCACAAGATTCTGGACAGCATTTTGGTTTTGTCTGGCGTATGTTGCCAGATATTAACTTTAATAGTTCAACAACTAATCAGCCATCGGTAACGATGCAGTTAATACCTCGGCAAAACTCAGGCACTGATTACAATACGGCTGTAGATAAGCCACAGGTTTTAAGTTCACAAAACTTTACTAATATCCCTGCTTATACGGTCAATCAATTTACAGGTCAGGTCTACACACGGGTTCGTGGTCGTCAGATGGCTATTCGGATTGAATCAACAGGAGTAGGTGTAGCTTGGCAAATTGGTATTCCACGCTACGATGTCAGACCTGATGGCAGAAGGTGACCTATGACAATTCCAACCTACTTTAACTATAACGGTACACCGTTAAACCCAGCGCCACCAAACCTACCAGTATCTGCGCCTAATAACTACACGCCTCAATTTGAAAACCAAATATTAAGCCAGCTACGTCTGTACTTTAACCAGCTAAATAACTATACCCAAGCCACAGCTACACCAGATTACGGAACAAAAACCCAAAGACCGACTGCTAATCAACAAATTGGTCAGTTTTACTTTGATACTACTCTGGGATATCCTATTTGGTGGAACGGTACTAAATGGGTAAATGCTAGTGGAACGGTGGTTTAAATGTTAAACTTATCTCCAAATAACTTTAAAGGCTACTATGGGTTTTTTCGGTGGACTTGCTAATGTAGCTGGGCTACAAATGGCTAATATTGAAGCTAATCCCGAACAGGCTGCTGTTGGTGCAAACACGCCTGAGTCTACCTATGTTATGAATAAAACCGTGGCTCCTACAATGGATAAGCACTATACGCCTACAGTCAATATGATGGGCGGTGCTACACAAGGTGAAATGCAGCAAAACGCTGCACAGGGATACAGTAATACAGGTCCAATGGCAGCTAATGCAGTAGGTGATGCAGTTGCAGAGTATATGACTGCTGGTGCTGCAACCCCATTAATTGCAGGACAGGCAGCAGCTGATCGGTATGCAGCCCAAAATCCACGTTCTGCTTTTGCACAGCAATATGCTGGACTAATGGCTAACCCTAATGTCAATGCTGGTGTAAATGCCCAAAATGCTGATATTAATTTAGCAAATGGCGTTAATAAAGGGTACTCTATGAGTTCTTACAATAATGGCGGTTTAACCGCAGCTGCCCAGCATTTGCAAGCTAAAGGCCGTGGTCAAGATACACATCTGGTCCATATGACTGCTGTCGAACTAAACGCTATGCAAAAATTGGCAGAAAAGCATGGTGGTTCATTAACCGTTAACCCACATACGGGTTTACCCGAAGCTGGCTTTTTAAGCTCAGTATTGCCTATGGCTTTAGGAGCAGTAGCAGCTGCAACAGGTCAAGAATGGGCTGTTCCCCTTGCTATGGCTATGTCTGCTGGTGGAGAGTATGCCTATACAGGAAGCCTTACCCAAGGTCTTATGGCTGGTTTGAGTGCTTGGGGTGGTGCTGGATTAGAGTCTGGCATTGAAGGATTAGGATCTGCAACGATGGATACTTCTGCTGGTTTAACAAGTGCAGGAGCAGAAAGTGTTCCTACTGAGGCATTACCTCAAGGAAGTAGTGAATTTCAAGCTGCTCAAAGCAATTTAGGACCAGAAGCAGAAGGCATGACAGCCAATCAAGTTGCCAATGCAAACGTATTGCCAAGCACTCCAAATGCTCCAGGTCCATCAAGCATGGATTTATTAGGAAAAGGCTTAACTTCTGGCAATTTAGGGTCTTATGCTATGGATCATTTAGGTCAAGTAGCTGCCGTTGGTGTGCCACTATTATCTGGTGCTACTAGTTTATTTAAACAACCTACAGTTCCTACAGCAACCAATACAAGCACCAATCCTTTTGGGATGAAAACTATTCCAAAAGATGCTAATGGCAATCCTATTTTTAACGCTTCTATTCCAGCAGTTCCAAGCCCACACTATCAGGCTACCTATCCTAACTATGTACAGAATCCATATCATCCTACTATGGCTGCCTCTGGAGGCTTAATGGATATCCCTAAGTATTCTGGTGCTGATTACGGCAGTATGGTCACTGGTGCTAATGAAATGCAACAAGGGTTGGCTCAAGCTACTAGCCCACAGCAGTTATCAGAATTACAAAAAGAACTCATTGCTGCAGGGCAAGAAAATTCAAAAAATGGCGTATACCATCTTAGCGATATTGAATATGCCAAGATGACTCCTGCTGCTTTGATGAAAGCGCATAAAATTGCGGTAGCTAAAGGTCTACAACCAGTAGGTCAGTTAGGTGACTACGAAACAACCCCAGCTGCAGCAATAGCTCAAGCTGACATTGATAAAGCTGCACAACAGAAGACTTCTGCCAAAGAAGGTGGATTAATGTCATTTGCTGTTGGCGGAGATATTCCTACTTATCGCCAGCCAGCTTCTGGCATGGGCGCTGGTGGTGATTTTAAGCCCACTGGCGGTATGTTAAGCAATGCTTTAGTTGGCTTTCAAAATAGTTCAATTCCTAATATATTTAATCAAGGAACAATTCAAGGTAACATTTACCATCCACAATATCAAAATTACGCACAACAACAATATCAACCGCAAGCTTCTGGTGGTATTCCAATGCCAACTAGACCAGCGGCTGTCGGATCCGCAGGAAGACCAATTGCTAATTTACAAAGTATGCCATCTGTATCGCCAATTGGTAATAGTTCATTGCAAACTTTGAATTCATTACAGGCTCAACTTGGCTTGCCATTGACACAAAGCCAAACCATGAAGCCAGGTCAAATTGATCCTACGCTCATGCAAGGTTCACCTGCCTACAACGCAATGCAAGGCCAGATTAGCCAGTTGCAAGCTCAATTGGCTGCTGCTCAACCACAACAAAGCTCTGGTGATGGTGGAGGCGGTGCGGCTCATGGCGGCTTAATGGGTGCTCATCACCATATTCAAGATGGTCATTTAGGATCATTCTCAGACGGTGGTCGTTTGCTCAAAGGTCCAGGTGACGGAGTAAGCGATGGCATCCCAGCTACGATTGGCGGTAAACAACCAGCACGACTAGCTGATGGTGAGTTTGTTATTCCAGCTAGAATTGTTTCAGAGTTAGGTAATGGTAGTACTGATGCAGGTGCAAAACGCCTGTATGCCATGATGGACAGAATTAAACACGCAAGAAAAAAAGCCAAAGACATTGCAGCCGATACGAAAGCATATAAATACTTACCAGCATGACAACATTAATTTATGAAGACGTAGATGCGTTTAAATTTTTACCAGAACTTGAAAAAATTTTGCCTCTACACTATGAGGAATTAAGTGTAACAAAAGAATATGAATTAGAGCCAGACTATGATGCATATAAAAGACTGGCAAACAATGGAGTTTTAAGAACAATTACTTGTAGAGCAGATGATGAATTGATTGGATACATTATTTTTACTGTTCATCCGCATTTTCACTATAAGTCTTGTATGACAGCATTTGAAGATATATATTTTGTGAAAAAAGAATATCGTAAAGGAAGAGTAGGAATTAGGCTTTTTCAATACGCAGAACAAGTATTAAAAGAGCGTGGTGTAAATAGAATTATTTTGAGTACTAAGGTTCATTTAGACAATTCGAGGTTATTTGAATATTTAGGATACAAACATACGGATAAAACATTTTCTAAAATGTTAGGATAGGTTATGAGTTTTTTAAGATGGAAACAAAAATTATTGCCTTTAGGCAACCCACAGACCAGCTCTCCTAGCTCTGGTGGAGGTGGTCCGACCAATACAACCGTAACCAATACCAATATTCCTGACTATGCACAGCCATATGTCAGCAATATGCTTAATGCTGCACAGGCTCAGATCTATACCCCAGACATGACTGGATTTAATCCATATACGCCTTACAGTACTAACCCACAAGACTATGTAGCTGGCTTTAGCCCTTTACAACAGCAAGCTCAGTCTACTGCTGCTAATATGCAAGTGCCAGGACAGTATGGTGCTGCAACTGGTCAGACAATGCAGGATATTAATAAGTTTGGTCGTTTAGGCAACCAAATGGGTCAAGCTGGTAATCAATATGCCCAAAATGCTACCAATGGTTCTATTGGTGCATACATGAATCCATACATCCAGCAGTCTTTAGCACCACAGCTCCAATTAGCTAACCAACAATACGGTATTCAAGGTGCAGCGCAACAAGGAGCAGCGACCTCTGCAGGAGCTTTTGGTGGTTCTCGCAATGCATTGCAACAAGGATTAAACCAACAAAATCAAATGTTGGCGCAAAATTCTTTGATTAGTCAGGGCTATAACAATGCATTTAACCAAGCCCAACAAGCACAGCAATTTGGTGCTAATTTAGGTCTACAAGGTCAACAAGCCCAAGCTGGTGCTTTGGCATCCCAAATGGGTGGTGCTAATCAACTGGCTGGTATTGGTACACAACAATTGGCTGCACAACAGGGCATTATTAGCACTCAAGCACAACAAGGTGCTACAGAACAGCAAAATCAACAAAACATCATTAACCAAGCGGTTCAGAATTACGCTACGGCCCAGCAGTATCCATATATGCAATTGGGTCAGCTCAATGCGATGCTCCGTGGTTTGCCTATGCAACAGTCCTCTACCTCGATGTATCAGGCTGCTCCAAGTACTGCTTCCCAATTAAGTGGTCTAGGTATCGCTGGTCTAGGTGGTGCAGCCATGTATAACGCAGCTACTAAAGCTAGGGGCGGTAAAATTAAATCTATGGCTGTAGGCGGTGCTGTGCCTATGAACATGATGAGCGACCAACAATTAGGTCAGGTTCAACAAAACCCTACTTCTAGCCCTATGGCAAAGATGAACGCTCAAGGATTAGAGCAATTACATGGTTATATACACAATAACCCACAAGCTGGTCAAATAATTCAACAAGGTATGCCTCCTGCACAACAGATGGCACAAGCACCACAAGATCGTTCAGGCGTAGCATCTATTGCGACTCCACCCCAAATGACTCAGATGGCTGGTGGTGGCATTATTGCGTTTGCTGATGAAGGCGAAGTAAAAGATCCATCAATTCCACGCACAAAATCTGGTGAATTAGACTGGGCATCTATCCTTGCTCCTCGTTTGGCTGAAGAACAATCAGGAAAAGGTTCTGTATCTGAAGCCTATAAACCATTAGCTAAAACAGCCCAAGAAGATATTGCACAGCAAAAAGCCATGTTGATGCCTGAATTGGCTACTCGTTTTGGTTTAGGTTTGATGAACTCTCAAGGCGGTAGAGGCGGTTCATTACTCAATAAGACCTTGCAAGACGTAGGCGTATCAGGTTTAGGTGCTGTTCAAGGCATGACCAGCAATCTTAAAGATATCAACGCAGCTAAGAAAACTCTACAACAAGGCACTATTGAAGCTACCAAAGCTGACCAGCAACGCAGAGATCAGCTTACTGGCGTATTGGCTAACGTATATGGCACAGAACAGGCTAAGAAGATTGGTTTAGCTCAAGCAGCTGCAACCCGTCAGGCTGGTTTGGATGCTAAACAAGCTGCCCTTATTAATGCTGCTTCTACTGCTTATCAAACAAACGTAGAACGAGTATTTAAAGATTTAGCAACACAAGAGAAAAACGCACTGACATTCCAGTTGCATCCAGAACAATTATGGCAACAAGCTCGTGAACAAGTTTATAACTCAATGCCTGAAGTCACTCGTAATTTGATTAACTTACAAGCACCAGTAGCACCAGCAGCACCTGTAGCAAATGTACCACCAGCAGCACCAGCAGCAAAAGTTAACCCAGCAATGCCATCAGCACCAGTAGGTCAAATGCGGTGGGATCCCACTGCAAATGGCGGTAAGGGTGCATTAGTAGCAGCACAACCAAGTTAAAATTTATGCCATCAGTCAACATACCGTATGTTGGCGTAGTTGA